AGATTGTACTGAAGTTAAAGCGGAATATGGAGATGTATAAACATTACCACCAGCTAAATATTTAGGATAAACAGATACATTACACGGAGATATTGTTGCTGAAGTACTTGGAGGTATTGCAGCTGTTTGATCTCTAGGTATTTTATTTATACTATCACCAAAACGATTAACTGTATTAGTTCCAGAAACAGTAGATATCCAATTGTAGTATTCTTGTTCGCGTTGTTTTACAACAACTCTATATGAATAAGCCCATGTTGGTATTTGTGTTGTGTCTGCAAACACTATTCTCAATGCGTTAAAAGCAGTTGTTGAAGTAGCGTTTCCTGTATTTGGATCTATAAAAACAGTATCAGTACCAGAGCTAGATAATATAACTGGTGATTGTCTACCAAATTTATCAGCTAATACAATACCAACCTGATATGTTCTTCTTGATTTAACTGATTGATTTGTTAAAGTGTTATTTCTAGCAGATGTTTCACCTGTTCTTTCAACACTAAAAGCTATGTTAGGTATGTCAAAATTTTGTAAAAAATTTCCATAAACTAATCTACCACCAGCAACTTCTTGTGCTTTAGCTTTAATAGGTACAGCATCATAAACTCTAGTAAGCTGATCACCCGGTAAGGTTCTAAATGGATCAGTTGAAGAATATGTAAAGTTTACAAAAGGTTCAGTTGTAACTTCTTGATCATCAACGACATATAATGTACCAGAACCAGATTCTTTATATATTAATTCAACACTTGTAATACCATATCCAGTTGGTGTAGGTATTTGTAATTGTACTTGATTTATTGCATTAACAAAAGTTTCTATTTCACCAAAATTTGATAATGAAGTACTTATTGTATCAGTTTCATTTAATCTTGAAAAAAGTATAGGTGAAAAAGGAGCTAATACACTATATTCACTATCTTCAAATTGCCATCTGTACGAAAACCTAATAAGTTTATCTTCCATAAACGTAGAAGATATAGCTGGATCTCCATCAGATCCATCTTTTCTAACAGCAGCAACAATGGTTGGTGATTCATACGGCGTAAACTTAGCTACAGATATTAAATTATCTATATCTGCAGCTGCAGTATAGTAAGAAGTATTGTTTCTTGCAGTTACTACATTTATTTTTCTAGGATAATTTCTATTATCAGTCCAAAATAAAAGGTCATCAACTATATTTATACCTGTTACAGGATAATTTTGATGTAAATTTAATTGCGTTGAAACAATTAATGACGTAAGTTGCTTTGTTTTTTGATCATATTCAAATAAACCATGTTGACCACTGTTTGTCTCATTGTATATTGAGTTTGTAGTAACAAGAAAGTATATTTTTTCATTACCAGTATCAGCAACTTGACCTATACATTTACCATTAGCAAGTCCGCTTTGTGCTACTAATTCATTACCTAATAAATTTTCAACAGCACCAACATCTGAGCTTTCTGATTGCCCGATATTAATGTTAAAACCTTCTCGATATTCACCGGCAGGTACTATTCTGTCATCCAGATCTCGATTCATTTTACCGACATTGAATGTTCTTTTAATTTCTGGCATAGAAAATTATTAGTGTTTAATCCATTTAGCTTTATTACGAAATATCTGAGTCATTTCATCTACTTTCATATTAGCTATTCTAATTTTTGCATTTCTTGTTTTAGCAGCTGCTTCTTTTTTATACAAAGGTAATAGACCTGAAGTTGATGGCCTTATTTTACACAAGCTGTAAAGAAGCGTTGACATAACAGCTTCTTCAGCCATCTTAGGTACTAATACGTTTTCAAAGTCGCCATTGTTACCTAAACCATCAGATATATAGCTCAAGGTTATATATGTGTCTTGAGGTATTGTTGATGGAAAATATATTTGACCTGCATTTAAATCTATAACACATGTACCATTTATATTAGCATATTGAGGTGTTAAACCATAACGACCTCCAAAGTAGCCAAAGTAATTAGGCACATCAAAATATCCATAATAATATGTACTTGCAAGTTCTTGATTTTCTTCTGGATTATTAGATTTATATCTATCTATTGTTTCAGATGTTTCTGCAAATATTATATTACCATCATTATCATATAAGTAATGATAGTTTTCATCTTGTGCAACGCCTTGATTAGCTTGTGTTGTTGTACTTGGTAGTATTGTTCTTTGCACTCCACTAGCATCTGTCCATTTTATGCTTATGTAATTAACATAGTCTGAGGGCAAAGACATTTGTCTTAAAGAACTTAATTGTATTTCCAAAGCTTTTTCAGAGTGAAATACATCATAACTAAATTCTTGTACTGCTTTTTGAGCAAAGAAAGCTACTTCATATCTAGGAACCTGAGTAAGAATTTTACCATCACCAATATATGCTACAATAAAATTGTTTATTATATCGTTTAAGTTTGTTCTCCTGTAATATCCAGGGACTGCTAATCCATTGCCACCATCTAAAGCGGAATAATTATCTACATCTAAAGGTCTTCTTGATATTGCCATTATTGTTCAGTTGCTGCGTTTTGTTGTTCTTTACCTTGTGCAAATCCAGTTACATCTCCTTGTTTTATAACAACTCCAGCGTAGTTAAGTATTTTAACAACTAAATTGTTTTCTTCTGAAGGATGTAAATCAAAATTATAAGATTTAGCTACTACATCGTAACTATCGGTAGCGGGATCAAATACAGTAGGATCATAGTAAGGTATTGTACCTTGAAGTACATAACCCCATTTAGGTCTAATTGTTTGTCTTAAGTAATCTAACTTTACACCAGATGTTACTGTTGAAGGATAAACAACAACACCCGTGTTTGTTAATGAATACACGGGCTGTGTTTTTACTGGTGCTGTCAATGGTGATAAATTAATGTATTTAACTTCTTCATGTGAAGCTCTATCTGCTACAACGTTATCTACAGATACTACACCTACTCTATATAGATCAGCAGGATATGCAAATTCACCATTAGAATGAGTAAGTGTACCGTCTTTATAAAACACGTTTATTTTTTCTGCTAAATAAGTATTAGGATCAGAAAAATCACTTGTTAAAAAAGCATTTAACTCATAACCTGCTTCTCTCACAAAATAACTTGCGAATATTTCATTTTGAGCTTGTTCAGCTAATCTGTTAAATTCCTCAGGCGTTATATAACCACGATTATCTTTGTTTGTTATAACAAGAACAGATTGGTATACATTGTTTATATTTACCATTTATTTACTTTTATATTAATTTGTTGATGTAAGGTTGATTTCTCACCTTACATCAGGTAAGCTATGAAAGCTTTTTAGTAATTGATTTCATTAAATCAACTCCTTCGTCTGTTTTAAAGTATTGTGCTAATGCACCGTAAGGATGTTGATCAAATGGTACTGTCATTACTTTTTTACCATTAGGAAACTTAAACACAGTGTTGTCCTCTGTTAATTCTAAAATACCAGATTCAACAGCTCTGTTAGCTAAATTCCTTAAAGTTATATCTTCATCTTCAGAAAGTTCAATGAATAATGCTGGACTATGTCTAGCAAAACGATATGCATCTCTTTTTAATTCTTTAGATGATAATGTAGAGACACTAGAACCTAATTCAGTTCTCATTATAGCTTCTAAATGTGATATATCTAAAGTTCTTACTAGATTTAAAGCTTCTAGTTCAAATTCTAAATCTTCTATTTCATCTTCAGCTATTATTTGATCATCTATTTCTTCCCAAATTTTTCTTGGATGATATATAGATAATAACTTTTGTATTAAAGGTTCTGTTCTAGGTACGTTTAATACTCCATCTTGAAATATTAAATGCTGTAACGTAGAATAACCATCTTGTTCATCAACAAATAAAGATTTTTGATTAGAAGCTAATCTTAATTCTCTATTCATTCCTTTTTCTTCATCCCAATATAACAAAGGTTTTCTTGGGGTGTGTCTAGTTTGTATTGTATATGTTATAGGTGACATATCTCCTTTTAATACATATACTCTATCTTTCAATTCCCATTTCTTTTCTGGGCTTTGTACTTTTGTTTTCATAATAAAATAATATAAAATAAGAATACTGGGCTCCGAAGAGCCCGTATCCTATAGTTAAAAAATATTAAGCTTTGAATAACACGAAGTTATTTGCAGCTTGAGTAATAAGACATCTTTCACTTAAGTAGATAACTCTCATTTCATCAATATCAGTTGTAGGGCTAGAAGTTCCAACAGATCCTGTAATCCAAGATTTATTTTTTCTGTTTTCAGTTTCTGAAGCTCTATAACGAATGTGTAAGAATGGTCGCTTGATATTTTGACCTAATTGCTGATCGTAAACTGTAGAAGTTCCTGCTGGTACTAATACACCTTCAACATCACCAAAACCTCCACGAGTTGACCAGTCATTTAAATATTTCCAGTCAGTTTTGTAAAAGTCATAAGATCCTCTGCGATATCCTGTAAATCCAAGATTTAATGCCATGTCAGCACTGTTGTTAAATACACCATAAGATGTACCATGAGCAACACCTGCTGCGCCTGGATATGCACCATTTTGCATAGCAAGAATGTCATCAATCTCTAAAGAAAGTTCACGATTTAAGAAAAGCATGTTTTCTTCAATAGCTCCTTGCTTGTCTAATTGCTTAAGTACTGCATCAAAATCTGTTAATGCTCCACCACCTGCACCTGCAGCTGCTTGAGATCCAAATCCTTGATATACATTTCCACGCGCTTCAAGAGCAGCAAAGAAACCTTCAGTACCTTTAGCATTTTGATTAGTTCCACCAACAGTGATTGAACTAGCGCCTGCAGTATAGCCTAAAGCTATTCCGTTAGCACCACCTTGTCCACCTGTTTTAAGAACACCTTCAACCATAGACATTTCGATGTAATCTTCCCAACGTAATCTATTTTCGTGTTCAGACTTCATGTACCATAAATATCCACTAGCACCATTCTCAGAAGTAACTTCAATCCAACCGATCTGAGCTGTGTCAGAACCATTGATTGCATAGTTTTCTTTTAAGATAATAGGTGAGTTTGTAAATGTAGCATAGCTAGGATTTAAAGACTCTGTAAAAGTACCTGTACCTTTAGCAAATTCTGATCCATAAGATATAGCTGTTACTCTGTTTGCCACTAAAATACCACCGTGAGCAACGTAACATTTAATTTGAAAGTTTTGTCCTGCTACTGCAGTAACAACTCCTTTGATTACTTCGCCAGTTCCACCAACAGCTGATGTAGCTGAAGTTTGAATTTGTACCATTACTGTTTCTCCTACTCTAAAGTTTACAGGCTCAGTTTTATCTGTAGTAATTCCTGTGCTTCTTGGTTGTGCAGTTGGTACACTAAAGTTAAGTGCTGTACCTGATGCTCCTGCTACAATTGCTCCTGCAACAGCTCCACCTGGTAATGCGCCTTGATTTCCTAAAGGAATAACATTAGCATAACGTGTGTGTAATCTACCTTGCTCAGTCCAGATTATTTGATCTGAAGTGGAAGGCATCTCCGCTGATACCATACGTAAGAAAGAACCGATAGATCTGTTTCCATATCTTTCTACTTCTTTTTCGTATACATCAGGTAAAAATTGTTGACCCCACTGAGCAAAATTTGCATCAGTAAAATCGATATAGTTCCCAGGATACATTGTTTTGCTCTGGGTTGGTTGTAAAGCGGCTGGTATGCCTACTGTAAATGCCATTTGTTTTGATTTTAAAAATTATTTATTTCCATTTAACTCGCAATTTAGAAGAGTCATTTCCAGAAACAACTTTAACTTTTTGACCATTTGAATTTACAACACTAGAATTATCAACTCTAGGTGACATATCTATATTTTTAGAAGCTTTAGCTTGATCTTTTATGGCATCGGCACGGCCTTGCTCATAAAAATGATTAGCTATTTTATCTGCATTTCGTCCGGCAAATAAAGCTTTGTGATAGCCTTTGGCATCTGAAATAGTGCCATCTTTGCCTATAAATTCATTAGCAAAATTTTTAATATCAGATTGAAACTCTTTAACTTGTAAAGGATTTTCTACTTTAAAACGATATTTATTTTTCCCTACGCTAAAATCAAAACCTTTGAAATCGTCAGAAAAAACATTAGTTGTTTTATTTAAAAAATCTTTTTGTAAATTTTCACTTTCTTTTATTAAATCTTGTTGTTCATTATAATACTCATAAGCTTTTTTATATTCAGGATCAATATCATTTTGCTTTCTTAACTTAAGATCAGCATAATATTTTTCCTTACTTGTTTTAAAATGATTTTGAGCATTAAATAATTCTTCTTTAAAAGCTAATTGTTTAGCTTTAACATCTGACGGATCTTCCGTCTCTGCATCATAACCAAAATTTTTATTAAGCATAAACTCAATATCATCTTGATTTAAATGCGGTTTTGTACTCTTGTAATATTCACGCATTAAAGTAGTGTTGTCATACTTGCTAATGTCTCTATTAAGATTAACATAATCTTCTAAAGATCCACCAGTTTCTTCCATGAATTTAACTAATTTATCTACGTTTTCAGGAAGCATTTGTTTTTCAGCTTCCTTAATTTCTTCTTTTTGTTCTGTAGTTATAAAAGGTTCTTCTTTTTTAACCACAACATCTTCATCTTCTTTAATTAATTCTAAAGGAGAATCATCTTGTTCTAATACTTTTTCTTCAGTTTGAACGGTTTTATTTTCTTCACTGGGTTGCTCCCGTACCTCTTTGTCCACTTCTTTGCTATCTCCGGTTCGTTCGCCCACAGATACCTCCTTTGTTTCTCGCTCTTGAATGGCATTTGTTTCTTCTTTTTGTACAGGAGGTTTATCCAGGTTAATTTTATAAACACCATCGTCTTGTAAACCATATTCAGATGCTACCTCCCCGGTTTCTACTGCTTGGTCTAATACCGCAGCTTCTTGTTCTTGTTTTGTAGGTGCTGGACTATCGTCTGCAACAACCTTAACTTGTACTTTTTCTTGTTCTTCCATAATAATATATAATATAATAGTTAACTTTTTTTATTTAGGTGAAAATCTACTTAAATCAATACCACCTAAAACATCATTACCTTTTGATTCAAATGATTTTGCTGGTTTTCCAGAAGATGGAGGTCCAGAAACTGATTTACTAGAAACTTTTAAACTTTCTCTTTCCATAGCCCCTTGATTATTAGCTTGAGTTAATTCTTTTTGAGCTTGTAATTCTAATTGTTTTAATTGAACGTTTAATTCATACTCAAATTGCATTAATTCTTTTTTAGTTTGAGCCTCTACTTCTAATTTTTTAATTTCAAATTCAATATCAGCTTGTCTATATTGAATTTTAGATTCTGTTTTAATTTGTTCTGATTGTGCTTTAGCTTGTTCAACTACAATTTGAGCTTGTCCTTGAGCTTCTGCTTGTGCAGCTGAAGCAGCTTTTGCCATTTCTTGATCTTGAGCTTGCTTTCTTATTCTTCTAATTTTTAAAAGTTGATTAGCTAATTTTAAATTTTTAATTTCACGTATATCAATAGCATCTTCTAAATTAATACTATCTCTTGATAATGCAGCTTGTATATTAGCTTCTAAAATAGCTTTTTGTTCTTCATCTGGTTCAAGTTCTAAAAATATACCAAAATCATGTAAGTGCATATTTTTCATTTCCTCTAAAGATCCTACTGAAAATTGTCCTAAAGAATTAATAAAAGCTTCTTTTGTAGGATGAAATTCTAATACATCTTTAAATCTTAAGCATATAGCTTCCGCAAGAGCTAAAGTTATATACATGCTAGATGACAATATATGTCTTGTAGCTGTATTACTATTTGCCGCAGCAAGTTTTTGAACGCCAACTAATGAATTAGGATCAGGATCAGAACCATCTCTAGCTTCATTTAATCCAGTTATATCTCTTATCATTTGAAGATATTGATTATAAGCTGTTACCAATATTTGCATTTGATTACCTTGAGTTCCTGGTAATTCTTGTATTGGTACTTTACCTGGATTTTGGTCACCTTCAACTGTTAGCGATCTACCTATTATAGAACCAGTTGAAAAATACATATTTAATGCTTCTTGAGCATTATAATTTGTGCCATTACCTAAGTCAACCTCAGCAATACCATCAGCATCTATAAATACACCTGACGGAACCATTCGCTGAATAGTTTGCTGTAATTTTAAATGTGTTAATTGTATTAAATCAGCATAAGGTGTCATTTTAGACACTAAAGATGTTATATTACCTTTATATATTCTTGGAGCTGATACAGTATAGTTCATTAATACTTTATTAGTATTAGAACTAGGCCTTATCATATTTGTAGCTTTATTCCATTCAAGTAAAATATTACTACCTAATATGTAAACTCCTTCATATATTACTTCTCTAGCTTGTGCTACTCTTTCAAATCTTGTTCTTTTATCTTGAGGTGGATTAAATTGATCATCTTTTAATATAGCTTTATCAGCTCCTGTAGATGTTTCTTTAATTTTATAAACATTGTTTTCCCAAGTTTTCCAATTAAAGTATAATACAGTTAATGTATTATTGTTATCTATTTCATTATTTTTAGCAGTATTAAAATGATCTTTGTTATAATTAGTCCAGTTAGAACCTTTTTTAACAAACTCAGCTATTTCTTCATTTGGTAAATTTGGAAATTGTTTTTTAAGTTCATTAACTGTTATCCTTTTTATTTCACCAAAATAATAACAATCTTCAAAATTAGGATCTTCAGTGTAAGACCAAACTAAATTAGCTGGATCTACATAATCTAATTTTATGCCATCTGTATTATTAAATGTATTTTTAACAGCACCTATTCCTAAAACAGCTAAATCATAATCTACACGCTTTTTTAATTCTGTATATTTGTTAGTTAAAAAAACATTATTAATAGCTTGTTCTTCAGCTATTTCTATACCTTGCTTGTATGCTAATTGCATATATAATTCAAGCTCTTCAGTATTAGTAGGCATGTCATCTTCTTTAACATTTCTAGCATCAACACCTACTTCAGCTTCAATTTGTTTTAATAAAGACTGAGCATTTATATCTCTTTGTACTTTATTTACAAAGTCTGTTCTTTTACCAGTTGATATAGGATCTTGCGCAAAAGCTTTAATATCAAAAAGTCTATCTTGCATACCGTTAACAACTATGTCTACAAATTTAGGTATTATAGGTACAGGTTTCCAATCTAAATTTAAATAAGATAAATCACCATTTATAGAAAATTCATCTTTATATTTTTTAATAGATTGTTCACCTCTTGCATATAATCTTAGTCTATGAAATTCTTCACTAGTTCGATAATACATGCCTGGGTTATTATCTCTATTAAACCACTCTTGTTCAATAGCTCTTCCAACCGATAGACCATATTCAGAAGACATTTTTTCTTCATCTGAGACAGCTTGACTCGGAAATTGTGTAGGAAGTTGTCCTGTTGTTATTGCCATATTTATTGTATTATCTTACTCATTGATCCATCGTTTTTATATTTAGCAAAACGAAAATCTATTTTTTTATTTGTTCTTTCCATATTAGGCCTATACATATGTTTTCTACAAGCCATGATTGCAAGTCCACTACTTATTGATGCATCATGAGATGTTCTTCGAGATATATCAAATCTTGCCCAGTCTTCTAATGTTTTTTGAAAATACATACTACCATGATTTTCTTCTTTACGTCCTACATAATCCTCTATGTAAGACTCAATAGCAGCGGCATGAGCTTGTTTTATATCTTCAGATGTATTTGGTATACCTCCTAATTCTATTTCTGTTTTAGATAAATTACCTAAGAGTTTATCAGGTCTATTCATTGAATAACCTCTATAGCCTCTTCTTTTTAAGTGATATAATAATCTTGGTTTATTGTTTTCTGCAAGTATTGGCATACCGTAAAATACTAATGCCATTAATACTTCTTCAAAAAATATTTCTGCTGTCTGTGGTCGTGCTATATATTCTAAGAAAAACTTAGTATTAGGCACATCGTTTACCATAGAAAAAGTAGTTAATCCGTGAAGAGCACCATTAGACCCACCACCCCCAACAGTACCGCTGATATCATAACTATCGCATCCGAAGGCTCCGAAGCCATCATTGCCAGGATATTTAATACCATTTTTTGTAATTATATTATTCTGTATATTATCTGGTGGTATCCAAGATATTTTAAACCTACCATTTTTAGTAGGTACCCATATAACTTTAGTATCTTTTATACCATTTTGCCAAGCAAAAGTTCCACGAACAACATAACCTTTAATAGCCATCTCTTCGTTAAAATCTATTTGCTCGTATATTTTAGTTAGATTAAATAATGAATTAACTGTTTCATCTCTAAAAGCGTGCTTTTCAGATCTTGGAAATTGTCTGTAATATTCATTTAAAGCATCGCTGTCTCTTTTTAATCCTTCTACTTCATTTTCCCAATGATCAATGACTCCCGTAAAAATTTTTTCTCCATCAATTCCTTCAATCGGTTCTGATGGTGTGTCGAAGACAGGATATCCGTACTTGTCAATAAACCCTTCGTATCCCCACTCCATAGGTATGAACAAAGAATATAATCCACTTGTAGTCTGGCCATTGCGGTTTCTATTTGTGACATTTGAATTATAAAATAATTTTTTAAAGTTATCTCCACCTTTGTTTAAAGCATTAGATGTTGATCCCATCATGCATTTACCAACTACTCTGGCACCGAGCCTGAGGCACGTTTTTGTGACCCTCCAGTTGTTGAGTATGTTGTCCGGCCTCTCCCATTTACCCGATTCATCATGGACGAGGAGTTGTAACTTCTCCCCATCGTACGAGTTGTCTCCCGTGTTCTTCCAGTCGATCGTGGTATCGAGCCCCTGCCCAAATTCCTCCTGACTATAGGTTTCTTTAATGGCGTTTCTGGTAAGTCTTCTTGACGGTATTTTATAGGAAAGCTCCGTC